GATTCAAGTCGCAAAGTAGTATACCCAGAAGATTTAGTAAACTATAAAACCTATGAAGATGGTTCTGCATATCCCTGGGTAGACTATTCAGGAGACAATAAAACTGGTGACGATTCTCAGGGAATGATTTTCAATGGAAAGCATTATGACGAATATTTCATTGTGCATGCTGATACTTTCCCGAAAGATAAAACAGAATTTACTATCTGCTTAACAATTTTTAGGGCCTTACAGCGTATGCAGAATTTTGGAATGGTCTCCAATGCAGTTATGACAATTTGTGATTACGACAATCCAGATGGTGATAAGTATGAATATGATCTGTCTGAGAATGAAAACTTTGAAAAATTGAATGCAGTAGAAATGGGTAAATTATACCGTTACGGAGATGGATTCAAATTCCAGGCATTAGGTTCTGGTTATGTGGGAGGTATGACAGAACTGTTTAAAAACTTTGGGCTTGATATTGATGAAGGGAGAGACTAATGAATATTACAGCTGGAGCAATTGTTGTAATTGTTATTTTAATACTCGTAGGATTTTGCTTCTTTTTTAATAGCAAAATTGGAAAGAGGGTAAGGATAAGAGCATCAGGCACGGCGAATGAAGCAATTCAGAAAGATGCAGCCACCCCTGAGGGAGCTAAAGCATATTATAATGCTGCTATTGAAAAGAAAGAAGATGAACTTCAGCAGGAAAATGTAAGATATCAGCAGATGCTTGGTAAGATTTCCAATTATGAAGATGACCTGTTCCATTTGAAGAAAGATGCCATGAAAGCAGATGTAAATGTAAATGCTTGTGTGGATCGAGGAGATGACGAAGCGGCAAAAGTCTACTTAAAAGAACAACAGGAACTGAATGATAAAATTGATTTTATCAAAAATACATTAAAAGAATGGAAAGAGAATGCTGACGTACAGAAAGAAAAAGTAGAAGTATTACAGCAACAACTTAATGATTTAAAAGCAGAAAAAGAAAGTGCAGTTTTAACTCTGGAAACAGCTCAGGCATCAAAAGCTTTTAATGTAACACCGGGAGTATCTTCTAGTGAAGAGGAAAAGATGTTAGAGAAAGTACGTGACGGAGTTAAAAAGCAAAAAGAAGCTGCTGATGGAGCTAGGATCGTTTATGAAAGTTCTGCTATTGTGCAGAAACAGCGTCTGGATAAGAAAATGAAAGATGATGAAATTAATAAAAAGTTGCAGGAACTGAAAGCAAAGAAAGGCAAATAAAATGATAGTGTTAAATATAGGCGTGTTTGCGGTATGTCTATTAGTCTGTTTCTTAATTGGATTCTTTGCAGGGAAGAGAAAATAAGTGTAGTAACAAAAGGTTAAGGTGAGGTTCAATTCCTCACCTGCACTTAAGGAGGTTAAACAATGAAATAAAATATGGAGGTGATATTACGCAAAGAGGAAAACGAATATTAAATAAACCAATTGATGACGCATGTGAGAAAGAAATTTTGATACCAACAAAAAGAGTGATCACTGTAGAAGCTGAATACGACTTGACTGATCCTGAATTAATTGGAGAAAAAATAACTGATAGAGACAAAGTAGAACAGCTAGTAAAACATAATGTCCGAGACTGTTTTGAATTTGATGAAGGATTCGTAAGTTTAACAGTAACTTGTAGTGATTATTAAGGAAGGAAAAAGAATGATTAATAGTTTTACTGGAGATTATTACTTTTTAAGTAACTTTTATATGGCACCGGTAAGTTATAACGGATGGGACTATACAAATAATGAAGCAGCTTTTCAAGCACAGAAAACAAAAAATCGTAGACTAAAATTCCAGTTATTTTCTCAAGCTAGCCCATCAGAGGCAAAGGCAGCAGGTAGAAAGATTAATTTGAGATCAGATTGGGAAGAAGTGAAAGATAAAGTAATGTATGAAATCGTACTGGCTAAATTCACTCAGAATCCAGACCTTAAGGAAAAATTACTTGCTACAGGAGATGAATATTTGGAAGAGGGCAATACTTGGGGAGATACTATTTGGGGAACTGTAGATGGAGTTGGAGAAAATAGGCTTGGGAAGATACTTATGAGAGTGAGAGATGAATTAAATGAAGCTTAATAAATTTTTTATCATTCTTGATGCTATTTTTATAGCAATATCATTGGTAGATCTTATTACTTATAAAAATTTACTTAGTTTAATGCTGGTAGTCTTTTTCACTTGGACATTTATAAACGATATTAAAGAACATAAAGGAGACAAATAACATGGTAAAAACATTAAAAGAAACAACAGAAATGATGGTTAGTCCAGATTATAAAGAAAGATTTAAAGCTGAGTATTATCAGTTAATGCTTAGATTCAGAGGTTTACAGTCTATGCTTTTTAAATGGGACAATGGAACTCTTAGTTTCGAACCAACATGCCCAAGAAGTACTTATAATATTCAGATTGATGCTATGGCAAGCTATTTAGCTATTTTAGAAGCTAGAGCTGTTATGGAAGGTATTGAATTATAAAGGAGAGAGTATGAATCCAGTATTTGTATTTTTAGTATTGGTTGGAGCAGTAATTTTATGGTTTCTATTATCTGCACTGTTTTATCCATTTGGGAGATTCTTACATAGGATCTGGAAAGATGCAGTAGACGAAATAAACAGAGAAGAAAATAAAGAAAAAAATAAGGAGAATGAGTAATGAAAAAGAAAAAAGGTTTTTTAGGTGGGGTTGGATTAGCAGTAATAATTGCAGCAGGATTAATTTGTGTAGCAAAGTGCACAGTAAGAGTTCCTGCTGGTTATGTAGCTGTAGAATACAAGATGAACGGTGGAATTTCAAAAGATACTCTTTCACAGGGATGGAATTTGATTTCACCTACAGTAAAAACATCACTGTATTCAATTGGTATTGAACAGTCTTATCTGACTTCAGAAGATAAAGGTGATTCACCAAAAGATGAGAGTTTTAAAACTCCTACCGCAGATGGGAAACAGCTTCTTGTTGATTTGGAATTCTCTTATAAGTTCGATCAGGATCAAGTTGCTGATGTATTTACAAGATTTAAAGGTCAGTCCGGAGAAAGTGTAAAAAATACTTTCATTAAACCAAAGATGAAAGCGTGGACACAGGAAGTAACTGCTAAGTATCCGGTAACAGATGTATTTGGTGATAAACGCCAGGAACTGAATGAAGCACTTGACAAATACTTGAAAAAGAAATTTGAGCCATATGGAATCATCATTGATACTGTAAACTTTACTTCAATTTCTACAGATGATGAAACTCAGGCTGCTATTCAGAAGAAGGTAAATGCACAGCAGGAACTGGAACTTGCAAATATTGAAGCTAAGACTGCAAAGGTACAGGCAGATAAAGATAAGGAAGTTGCTCTCATCGCAGCGGAGCAGGATAAAGAGAAAGCCGCTATTGAAGCTGAACAGGCGAAAATCACTGCGGAAGGTAAAGCTGAAGCTACAAGAATTAAAGCGGATGCTGAAGCAGAAGCAAATAAAAAGATCGCTGAGTCACTTACTCCAGAACTTATTGAGAAACAGAAGATTGATAAGTGGAATGGTGATGTGCCGAAGGTACAAGGTGGAAATGCTGCAACAATTGTTGACGCAGGAGAATTAACATCAGGCAATGTAGCAACTGTTGAAAATAAATAATTAATAATGAGGGTAACGTATAGTGAGAACTGTGGACATATACCACACTGACGGTAGCGTAGGGATTTTGCGTCAGTAATAAAGAGGTGGCTGCGTAAGGCGAGGATAACGTTAACAACTACGAATTGTAATGTTGGGCCAAAGCAAGTAAGTATAGTTATGATATCTGCTGCCATAGGCAACACCTCCTTCAAAAATAATGTGTGATACAATCCCATATCACATTACCCATTCAGAAGATCCTCACCCGGTACAGACCTGGGATCAATAGTATTGTACTTTAGGTGAGGTGGTTTGTCAATATAAAGGAGGAGACAATGGTAAAAACTACGATTACGGAAACTACTAAGAAATATGATAAAGAAGGCCATCTTATTGAGGAGACGACCAGAACTGAAACTACTGAGGATAATACTATAACATATGGTTCTTATCCTTATGGAACTTCTTATCCTTATGGAACTCAGAAAGATTGGACCTTAACTACAAATGTAGGAGAGAGTTTATGAAAAAGAAAGTATTAAGTATTTTAGGAGTTTTATTGATAAGTATTTCAACATTAACTGGTTGCGCTAAATGCATTGATAAAAAAGAGGAAAGCGTGAAGGTCACAGTTGTAAATGAATATTATAAACCTAAAGAAACCCGTTTTACAGGTATGGTTAATCATGTTCCGCAATTTCGAACTGATTATGCTGAATATGAAATTACGGTAAATTATAACGGAACTGAATATTCACTTAGTGATGAAAGTACATATCGTAAATATCATGGAAGAATAGGACAAACAGTGTCTGCTGTGCTGATTACAAAAACATACGATAATGGCAAGGTAAAACAATGGATTGATAGCTTAGGAGGAATTAAGTGATTAAGCAAACCATGGGATGGATTTCTGCTATATGTGGAGTAATTGGAGCTATATGTAGTGGTTGGAAGTTAATGCTTTTGCCAGTAGTAACAATATTAAACATGATTGCAGATAAAAAATTAAACCTGTGTATTTTACTAATTTCAATTATGAAAATGTTCTTCGCGATACCTATAGCATATTTCATGATTCTTATAGGATTTTCAATCGCTACATATTGTTGGAGGTGGTGGAAATAATTTGGATTACGGGTGATACACATGGGGGTTGGATCCATAGATTAAATATGGACTCGTTTCCGGAACAAAGAGAGATGACTAAAGATGATTATGTAATTGTTCTTGGAGATTTTGGGATATGGAGAGATTCACCTCAACAAAGGTGGTATCTGAATTGGCTTGAAGAGAGAAACTTTACTACACTCTTTATTGATGGTAATCATGAATGTTACGATATATTAGATGCTTATCCGGTAGAAGAATGGCATGGTGGTAAGGTACATTTTATTAAGCCATCAGTAATTCATCTTATGAGAGGACAAGTATTTGATATAGACGATTTAAAATTTTTTACTTTTGGCGGAGCTGCCAGTCATGATATTTCAGATGGAGTATTAGAGATTGACGATCCAAGAGTAAAAGAATGGAGGGATGATCCGGATAAAATGTACCGCATCAATCACATTTCATGGTGGGAGCGAGAAATGCCCAATCAAGAAGAGATGGATGAAGGCATAAAGAATTTGGCAGAACATAATAATAAGGTAGATTTTATCTTAACGCATTGTACAGCTTCTTCTACGGCAGCATTATTATCACATGGATTGTATAAACCGGATAAATTAACTAATTATCTGGAAGAGATCAGATGTAATGTTGACTATGGACGTTGGACATGTGGGCATTACCATGATAGTAAAGCTATAACAGTAAAGGATTATGTCTTGTATGAACAGATTGTGAGGATCGCATAATGGCAGAGCCTACAGAAAACGCTAAAGATTATATTGAATGTCTAAAAGATATATTACAAAGAAAATATCTACTGTCAGGTGAGAAAGCTTTAGATATGATTGCAACTTCTTATATTATGGAGTCTCTTATTGATTACTCAGAAGAGACATTACATGATGATATTGAAGCACATGCAGATAATATTTATGAAGATTGGATAGGTGAGCTATGAAAACATTTTTATCAATTTTGAATATTCTATGCTGGGGTATTCTAGGAGCCTATTGTTCATCAATAGGGATACATGGAACAAGATTTTATATAATATTACTAATTGTTGGCGTTATTGATATACTTAGTGTTGTGGTGAGTAGCTTATGAATTATTATATTTCAGACTTACATATTGGTCACACAAATGCATTGGCATTCGATGCTAGACCATTTAAGACAATAGAAGAGAACGATGAAACTATTAAAAATAATTGGAATTCAGTAGTTGGCTTAGATGATGATGTTTATCTTTTGGGAGATATTAGTTGGTATGGCTCAACTAAAACATTGGAGTATTATAGCCAGTTAAATGGTAGGATTCATTTAATAAAAGGAAATCATGATAATAAGATTCTGAAAAACAAAGATTTACAGAATTTATTTGTAGAAATAGTTGATTATAAAGAACTATACCTTAATCCAAAAGAGAGTATTATTCTTTGTCATTATCCGATTCCTTGTTTTAAGAATCATTACTATGGTTGGTATCATTTATATGGACATGTACATACAGGTTTTGAAAATAATATGATGCAAAGAACAAAGTATGAAATGGAAAATCTATATAATACACCATGTAAAATGTATAATGTCGGAGCAATGCTGCTGAATTATACTCCTAGAACTTTAGAAGAAATAACAGGAGGAGCTACGTGTTTATAACTAGAAAAAAGATGAAAAAGAAAATTACTGATACATATAACAAAGGATTCCATATAGGAAAACTTTATGGTGTTACTAAAATATATAACGAAGTAAAAGGAGGCAACACAGATGTAATTGATCTGTGCAAGAGAATTATGAGTGAGAAAGAGGTATTCAATACTTAATGTATTGTGCTTACATTACTGAGCTTAAGCAACTTCGTAAACACAGCAATGCTGATAGGCTCCAGCTTGGTACCGTTTTTGGAAATACGGTTATTGTTGATTTAAGTTATTACGAAGGGCAGAAAGTTGTATTTTTCCCGGTTGATGGTCAGCTAGGAGAAGAATTTGCAAAAGAAAACAATTTACTGCGTATTAAAAATGAAGATGGAACAACTACAGGTGGATATCTTGATCCTGTAAAACGAAACATTAAAGCTATGAGACTGCGAGGTGAAAAATCAGAAGGATTGGTTTTACCAGTAGAATCTCTTAGTAAATGGACTGATATAAATAAATTATCTTTAGGAGATCAAATTACTGTACTTGATGGGACAGTTATCTGTAAAAAATATATTCCAAGATCAAATCATAAAAAATCTAACAATGGTCCGAAAGTAAAAACTCCAAATTTAAAAAACAAATTTCCTTATTTTAAAGAACATGCTGATACAGAACAGTTAGCATATAACTTAAATGCCTTTAAACCAGGAGATACTTGTTACATTACTTTGAAAATGCATGGCACATCTGGTCGAACAGCAAATGCAATAGAAATAACTACTAAGAAAAAGACTCTACTACAAAAACTTTTTTGTAGACCGGCTCCTGCTATCAAAGAATGGAAAATAGTTACTGGAACAAGAAGAGTTGTACTCAATACATTTGAAGGCGGTTACTATGGGAATGATAAATTTAGACAGAAATATCATGACTACTTTATTGACAAACTGCCAAAAGGAATGGAAGTGTTTTATGAAATCGTAGGGTGGGTTGATGGTACAGAGCAGACCATTATGGGAACCTGTTCTAACACTAAAATTAAAGATAAAGAAGTTAAGAAACTTTACGGTGATGAAACAGTGTTCTCTTATGGATGTACTCCTGGTACTTCTGATATTTATGTTTATAGAATGACTATGACCAATGAAGATGGAGTTATTACAGAGCTTCCATGGGAAGAAGTAAAGAATTGGTGTGATCGTTTAGGAGTTAAACATGTACCTGAATTTGATAAATTCCTGTTTACTACTAAAGAAGATCTTATGGAGCGTGTAGAAAAATACTATGATGGGCCTGATCCAATAGGGGCGACACATGTTAGAGAAGGTGTAGTTGTAAGAATTGATAATAGAAGTAGCTTTAAGGCTTATAAACATAAGAATTTCACTTTCAAGGTCCTTGAAGGATTGATAAAAGATTCCTCTGATACACCGGATATGGAAGAGGCACAAGAAATTATTGAGGAGGAAACTGTATGACATTAGCAGAGAGATTTTTTAAGGAAGAATTAGAAGTATTTGAAAATGATGATATTCAGGAATTTTGTATTGAATTACTAGATACTGCGCCTACATATTTCTGGCAAGTGTCTGCTTCAAGTACTAACAAGTATCACCCTGATTATACAGTTGGTTTTATGGGACTTGCTAAACATGTAAAAGGGGCAACTAGATTCTTAAACCATATGCTGTCAATTAATTGTATCAAGAGTCAGTTTACATCAAGAGAAAGAGATATGCTACGAACAGCTATTATGAACCATGATGATGAAAAACTTGGGCGTAATGGCAGTCAATATACTCTTTTTAAACACCCGTTACTTATAGCTGAGAGAATAAAATCCTATAAAGGATTTGAATGGTTGCCAGATGAAGAATTGGATTATATTGCAGACTGTTGTGCTTCACATATGGGTGAATGGAACACAGATAAAAGAAGTAAAGATGAGCTGCCATTACCAGAAACAAAAGGTCAGATGATAGTTCACTTAGCAGATTATTTAGCATCAAGAAAAGATTTAACAGTATCTTTTGATGAAACTGAAGTAGATGAACTGATGAAAGAATTCAAACCTACACCAGAAACATATCTTATGCCATTCGGCAAACATAAGGGAGAACCACTCTCTGAAATTCCAGATAGTTATTTAGGATGGTTGAATGATCAGAATCCATCAGAACCTCTGAAAACACTACTTGCTGAAGCCTTAGGTATTAGCGGAAGCATCTTTGAAGAGGAGGCATGAGATGGAAACACGAACAACATTATGCCAGTGTACTCGCTGTGCTTCAGTATTTGAATGGAATGAAAGAAAAAATAATAGATGCCCAGAATGCAAAGGCATATATACAGTTATTAGATTCGCTAACCCGTCAGATGAAGAATATTTAGATAGAGTTAGCATGAGATTTAGTGAATAAGTCGTTCAATCATGAACGCTTATCAATATACCAAACAATATTATTTATAAGAGGAGACATTATTTATGAGTGAAAAAACAAATTTAAGACAGGCAGACACAAAAGTAGAAGTAGTTGGTATTGTAAGCGAAAATACACTGGAAGAATCAGTAAGAGATGGTAAAAAAGTCATTAGTGGTGACATTACAGTGCAGACAGGAGACATTAATTTCGTAACATTTAGAGTATATGTGAATGAAAAGAAAAATGACGGTACAGATAATGGCTGTTATGCAGGCATTGAAACTGTAATGAGAGAATATCAGTCTATTGCCAAAGTTGGTAAAGATGCAGCTACAAGAGTAACTGTTACAAATGGTCAGATCAGACCTCGCTCTTATGTCGGAAAAGACAAACAGGTGCATGTAGGTGTCTCCTACCAGACAATGTTTTTTAATCGTTATGATGGAGATCCAGAGAAATTTGAGCCTCGTGCTTGGTTTGAAGTAGAAATGGCAATTGCTTCTATTACACCAGAACTTTATACATCTGGCGAGAATAAAGGTGAAGAGACAGGTCGTGCTATCGTAAAAGGATGGGTTCCTACTTATTCAGGAATTGAACCAATGACTTTAGTTGCTCCAGCAGAAGATGGAATTGCAGAAGCAATTTTAGATGACTATACACCAAATCAGACTGTTAAGTTCTATGGTGATATTGTAAATAGTCGTGCAGAAATCACAAAAGAAATTCCTGTAAAAATTGGTAAACCAAGATTTGAGAAGAAAACGATCTATAAAAATGAGATGATTATTACAAATGCTTCTGATGCTTACGGCGAGGATAGTGAAACACCAACTCCAGAACCATATGACATTGGTGCAATTTCTCAGGCAATTACTGATAGAGAAGTTCGCTTAGAGGAAGAGAAAGCAAAAGCTAAACAGCCGGAGACGGCAACCTCTGCTGCAACAACTAAAGCTAGACCAAAACTTCCTAATTTTTAATCTATAAACAAGTTTGTAAAAATATAAATAGTAAAATTAAAGGAGATTACATATGACAGATAGTATTTTTGAACCAGAAGTAAGCGTTGTAGCACACGGCCTTGAAGGAAAAGTAATTATGCTCTATGGCACAAACAATACAGGAAAAACTTATAACTGCGCGAAGATGAAGAAGGCCTTGTTCTTCATGTGTGAGAATGGTTTAGGTGCTCAGGCAGGAGTTAAACATAAAATGATTAACAACTGGAGAATGTTCACTAAGTACATCAAAGAACTTACTGATCCTAAAACAGTAGAAAGAGCTAAAGAGATTTATTCCACTATTGTTATTGATGAAGTATATGCTTCCTCTCTGTTTTGCCAGAAATTCGTATGTGACACATATGGTGGAGGATGCATTTCTCTTGGAGCCAATGAAAACAGCAAAGTAAATCTTTATCAGATTTATGAACGTATTTATTGGGAACAGATTCAGAAATTAGTAACTTCCGGGTATACAGTGGTATTCGTTGCGCATGCAGACGAAAAAGATGGCTTTATTCAGCCTAAGGGAGACAAACGCTGTATTAAACCAATTGTAGATAATTGTGACGTAGTGGCTTACCTTGAGCCAAATGGCGTAGATGAAGATGGACATGTAATTAAATCTTCTGCTTATTTTGCACAGACAGATAAGTTCTTCGCTCGTTCAAGATATGATTTCATGGTAACTAAAATTGAAGAGTTTACAGCAGATAATTTAGAGAAAGCAATTTCTGATGCAATCACTAAACAGGAAGAAGCTGACGGTATTAAATCAGTATCCTATGATGAGCAGCAGTCTATGTATGAAGAAAAAGAAACGATGTCCTTTGAACAGCTTCAGGAAGAGATTGCCCTTTGGGGAGGTAAACTAGCTGCCTCAGATCATATGGAAACATTGACAGATATTGTAGAGCAGACTCTTGGTGTTGGGAAGAAAGTATCTCAGTGTACTAAAAAGCAGACTGAGGCAATGAGTATTATTCTCGAAGATATTAAGGATGCTTGTGCTGAATTAGGAGTGGCGTAATGCCAAGGGCAATGTACATTTGCCCGGTATGTCATAAAAATGTACTTGCTTCGAAAGCTATTCATATAAAAACCAGATACTATCATAAATCTTGTCTTGATAAAAAAATCAAGAAAGAAAAAGAAAAGATCGACAATGATAAGCTGACGAAAAAGCAAAGGGAACAGTATGAGAGAGCACTGAAACAAAGTGCTCTCCCTGAAATCCCTGAAGCAGTTCCAGAAAGTGAAGCACAGGCAGCAGAAAAATTCTTTAGTAAAGTGGAGCAAATACAGGGTAAATGCACAGCGAAAAGTTCAGCAATGGCTTATAAATACAAAAAAATGTATGAAGGATTTACTTGGGAAGGAATGGAACAGACTTTAGAATATTGTTTTTCTATAGTTGGATTAGAAGCCAGGAAAGATGAAGATAGTGACATTGTTGGATTAATTCCTTGGTATTATGACCAAGCTCAGGCATTTTATGCACAGCTAGACAGTATAGAACCTTCAAAAGTAGATTTGGATAAGATTTATAAAAAGAAGTATATAAAAGTATCACCTAAAAAGAAAAATGTAGATTTGATTGATATAAGCAAAATAGGGGAGTGAATATGTTAATTGACAAACACGCCACTCTTCAATGTTTAGGATGTATTATGAAGAAACCTTCCCTTTTGGAAGAATACACACTTACACAGTATGACTTTGAAGAAGAACAATTTTACGCAATATTATTTTCATGTGTGTATAACCTCTACAACCAAGGGGTAGAGATTATAGATACATTTGCTATAGATAGTTTTCTTTCAAGATATGAGAAACAATATAAAAT